GATCCTGTAACAGTGTGATCTACATCTGTTCTAATACTTAAAGTTCCAAGTCCTAAAGTTAATGGATTTGCTGTTAAATTTTCAGTTACAGCGTCTGCAATAACACCTGCACTACCAATACTAATTGAAACTTGATTACCTGTTACAACTACTGCAACGTTACCTTCAGATGTAGAGGTTGCAAATGGTAATGTTGATATTGCGTCAAATCCTAAACTCATAAAATTCCTTAAAAGGAGACAGGGGGTATGTGGTGGTGCCGTGCCTCCATCTAAGGATTATATCATCGTTTAAACCAAGAAGGAAGACCTAAATGTGGACGTTTGTCAAACATGTTATCTTTAGCTCCCGGTGTTTTACGATTGTTATAATGTAGAAAAACCTGCACGCATTCTTTACCTTTAAATTTTTCTCTCCAATGTTCTAGCTCACAACCAGAGTAAACTAACATATCTCCTGGTTTTAAATCGACTCTGACACCTTTCTTACCAACCTCTCCAGATGGCTCTAGGTATATTGGCCAATCATCACCACCAAGATTCATGGTCGTAGATATTTCACAGGAGAATCTATCCTTGTGTCTTTTTAATTCATCGCCTTTTTTATATATTCTTGCATAAGTATAAGCTGGATATAATTTTAATCCTGTGGCTTTCTCCATACCTGGTTGACATTTAAGTAATAAAGTTTCCATTGCAATATTACCATAAGCAGAATATGTATTTGGTATCTGTCCGTCGGGTTCTTCATAATATCCAAGTATATTCTCAAATGGTGAAAAGTATCTTGCCTGTCTGCAAGTATCATAAACTTGTTTTTGCATAGAAAAATAGTTTGCAATAAATGCAGCTAAATCTTTTGATATAGCTTGACGAATAACAGTATATTTTTTCTTTTTAAACATAATTAAAATTTATCGTAGTTCTAGTTAATTGATCAGTACAAGTGCTAAAAAAATGTTTAACACTACTATTAAATAAAACTATTCTGTTTTCAACTGAATTAACTTTTTTATCACCAATTGTTGTAGGACCATTAGTTGTGTTTAAATAATATAAAGCTACCTTGCAATCAAATGTTTGATCTATATGTGGTGTTGTGTTTAATGGTTTATCAGACTTCATTGTTAAATTAGCTTTTACTCTTATTAAAGAATTTACTTTTAATTTTTTAATAATAGGGTTTAATAATTTAATAGAATCAGAACTAACATTATCATTTAAATAAAAATTGTGTCCAAAATGACAATCTAATTTATCACTTGAACCTTTAACTGATACTTTTTGAAAATACCAAGGAAAATCATTTGATTCTAAAACAGCTTTTAATACTGCTAAATCACCCATATCAATAAAGTTATCAATTATTTTAAACATCTTTAGCCATTTCTTTTGGCACTGCCTGTATGTTCCAATGTATAAATCTAAATGGTTCTTTGCCATGATCAACCGCATATTCATGTTCTAGGTAACCTGGAAATATAATTAATGTTCCTGGTTTTGGTTTTAAATGAAATTGTTCATGACCTGCCCATACACCATTCAAGTCTGGTCGCATTTTTAATTTGGTGCATCGCGCGCCAGTCTTTGGCTCGTGAAATATAGGAAAAGAAGTTTTATCACTACACTTTAAAAAATAAAAACCTGACACGTGTTGGTTCCAGTGTATATGTGCTGAATGATGACCACCACCTTTTTTAGCAAACTCTTGCACCCATAGTTCAGAAAACATAGTTTGATATTGCGACATATCATAACCTTGATGATCTAAATATTCCCAAGACTTTTGACCAATATAATTTCTAAAATCTAAAAAATCATTGTCATGTGTCAATGGCGTTGAATGATAGGATCTACCAAAATCACCATATTTTTTTATATATTCTTTTTCTCTTTTACGAGCATCAGCAATATATTTATTACTTGCTTTGTTTAACGACTTGACAAACTCTGGTTTTTCTTCTGACCAAATAGTCGTTGGAAAATAATTATTAATGAACATATGTATACCATCCTGTTATTATATATTTGGTTTCTGTTGTTTTATTACCTTTATGTACATGTGTCCAAAAAGAAGGAAATAAAATTGTTTTACCTTGCAAAGGTTTTATTTTTTTTCTTTGATATAAAAATTGTGTTTCTCCACCTTTTTTTACATTGTTTAAATAAGTCGTAAAAACTAACATTCTTTTTCTAGTTTCTTCTTTTCCACTTACTTCACAATGCCATTTAAAATAAGATTCACCAGGTTCATATTTTTGTATCTTTATATTAGGGTGTAAAGTCCAAGCCTCTTGACCGATGTCAACATAAGTATATTTTTTTATGTATTTTTTTAAAATTTTATTTAATTGTTTAATATAATTAGTTAAGTGCAAATCTAATACATTTATAACCACTTGAGTCATTTTTGATTTATGATCATCAATATTAATTTTATTACTATTTTCATAATACTTAATTAATTCATTACATGTTTTTTTATTTATATTATCTTCGTAAATAAACATATTACTTAAAAGGTTGTCCTAAATGCCATACCACAAGACTATATCTTGTGCCTGATGTTACTGGTTTAACTCTATGCCACACAAAACTAGGAAATACAATGATAGATCCTTTTGGTAATATCTCTTTACATTGTATTCTGTGTTTTGATTCGTCTCTCATATGCGGATCATAATTTCTAAAATCAAATTCTAATTCACCACCTTTATATTCTGAACCATCTGTCAATTGGCAGGTCATTGATAGTTTTCTGATCTTACCGTGATCTGGTGTATTAGGTCTATCATAAGGTTTATCCCAACTATCACAATGCCAATCATAGTATTGATTTAATTTATATTTTGTAAACTGACAAGATTCAGATCTGTCCCATTGAAAATTCCAACCAGCAGCTCTATTTGCCTGGTGAACATATGGGTGTAACTCTTTGTATATCCACGTATCATTAAGCCATACCAGATCAGATTTTCTTTTACGCTGCATATTTTTAACCTCATCCTCTTTTAATTTTCTATCACCATAGCCACCTGTCCTGGCCATTGTTTCTTTCTGCTGCAATGCGTATTGTATAACATCGTCACAAAATCTAGGTGTAAGAACACCACTAAAATACCAATAGTGATTAGATATATTCATAGGTTATTGTTTGTACAAAGTTTAAACTATCTTTTTGATTGTTAGTTAAATAATACATATTAGTTGATGGAAACATAATAAATTTATTGTTAGTAAGTTCTATGTCCCAACTTCTACCTTTACGTCTGTTATCTTCATAATGTACTCGCACATTACAATCTTTGACGTTTACACCATAAAGAAATGTGTAATCAGGAGAGTTCCGCAAATCTACAGGTTCTATATTTAATAGTGGAATTGTTGTTTCTTGAGGCTTATACATATTGCCCCATGTTTCTTTATTAACTAAAGCAAATCCATACTCTAAATATATATGATCTCGGATATAAGTATTTAACATATCCCAAGTTCTTGAAAATGGAAAAGGTGAATTTTTAACTTGTGATTTTAAAATATCGTTTTGTAATTTATCTCGGTCAATGTCCCAATCTTTAGGCATCGCCACATCACCAAAATATAATGATTGTTCAGATAATACTTTCTTTTGCATACCACATACCTTTGTAATTTATGCTATTCGGTCTGTCAAGTCCCAGGATTGACCTTCTTCATTCCAAACATAATCCCAAATATTAGTGCCAGCTTCATTTTGTGAGGTTTGTTCTGCTGTTAATGCAGGAGCATCACCGATAGGTGATTTCCAACGTGCAGTTGCATTATCTTTTACCCAAGATGCATATGGTTTTTTAGGCCAGAATATTTGATCATCTTCGTCCCAAGTATAACCTATGCCTGCGTAATTTCCTCTAAACGCTTTTGAGTCGTCACCAGATTTGTGTTTATTATTTATTGTGTTGTAAGATGTTTGAATCCACATTTGTGCAGGCCAGTTGTTGTGTCTTTCTAACCACTGTTGACCTACTCCTTCGTCTTCAACACCATCAGCGTTTAACATCTTATCATTATCCATAGTTAACACTTGGATAACTTTTCCGTTAGCTCCTAGTTTTGCAAAATGTGCCATAATGTTTCTCCTTATATAT